ACATTATTTCTAATCTAAGTGCTATTAAAAAAGAATTTGACCCATCAGACATAATATCTTCTCAAAAATCAGACACCTCATTATTAAATGCATTTTCTATAAAATTAAACACAAAAATACCTGGGGACAGATACTTGGCAGATAGAGGTCTAGATAGTTATATCTATATAGATGTAGATGGAAACCTTATTATAGAACTAGATAACATAACCTCTGATGAATTGATTGAGATAGAAATAGACACAAATGGTACAATTGTAGAAGTGAGGGACTAATGATTACTGATGATGGCAAACAGATTATAGCCAAATTTATGCTTGGTCAAGCACCAACATTTGCATCACATATAGCAGCAGGTATTGGCCCAGAACCACTTTTAACTGGGGCATCAGCATCAATTTCACCAACCAAACAGTCTTTAGACTTTGAAGTATTTCGTGTTCCCATTCTTTCTAAAGGTTTTATAAAAGAAGACGGGGTAGAAAAATTAGTATTTAAAGCAGAAATGCCTAATGATCAAAGATATAAGATATCTGAAGTAGGTTTATTCCCAGGATCTAACAATGCTGTTGCTGGAAGATATGATAGTAAATTACTTTTAACCTTTTCTTCAGCAGAGCCATGGACATATGTAGATGGTACTAGTGCTTCAACTGTTCCCTATCCTAACTTGCCTATTGATCAAGGTAACACTACAGCAAGCATAAATAGTAGTACTGAAGAATTTTTATTTATAAACTCAGATTCTACAATGTTTAATAATGAAAGTAGACAAAATAGACAAGAGCCACCAAGATATTTAAATAGAGCATTGCTAGTCTCTGGTAGTTCTTCATTTTTAACAAGTAGTTTTTTTGCAAACCCTGGATCTAAGTATTTAGAAAATTCTTCTGTGTCTATAGATTTAAGCCAAAATCTTCCAACCGATGAAATAAAATTAGCATTTAGTATTGTAAGTAGAATAGCAAGTAATGGATCTCCTCCAACTAATACAAGGATAGTTTTAAAACTTATTAATAACGTAAGTAATTCTGCAGTCACACCTCCAAGTGCTACAGCAAGGATAGATATACCAGGAGCAGATATATCTGGAAATAGGTATAGGATAGTTACTAAAAAAATATCTGAGTTTAGTACAGATGAAAATTTTTCATGGGCAAACATTAATTTAATAAGAATATATGCTTCAACATTAGTTAGTGGATCTCCTACAGATGATTATTTTATTTTATTTGATGGTTTGAGAATAGATAATGTTAGTGCAATAAATCCACTTTACGCACTTGTTGGATACAATATTATATCTACAGATGATGGACTTCCTATTCTTAAGTCAGAAAATACAAACAACTACATTGAATATAGATTTGGTATTGGAGTTTCTTAATGGCAAAAGTTATAGTTCCTTTAGAAAAACTACCATATCCAGGTAATGATGGAAAGCATAAAGTAAGATTTAGAATTACAACAAAAGATTATAATGAAATTTCAGAATGGTCTCCAGTATTTTTACTAGATAGCACAGGACAAGTAATTCAAGTAGGTGCAAGTGCCCAGTACTCATACAATGTATCAACCAGTACATCAGGAAGAAAAATGGTAGACCTATCATGGGAAGACCCTCATTCCTCAGTAGATCAAAATACTCATGATATTTTTGTAAGATGGGACTACTCTGATGGATTTGAATATTTTGGAAAATCTACGGGGAATTCAATAAGGGTTATTGCTCCATTTATAGCGTCTACTGTTATTTTTAAGGTTCAACTTCCTTCATACCCTTCCCCTCCAGAAGAAAGTAATCTATTTAAAATATTTGAAACCCCAACAATTAGCCTATAGTGATATAATGGAGATAATATGGCAACTATAATTTCACCAACCCGTGGTCAACCTTTAGATGTTACTTTGATTTCATCTTTAGTTGAGGCTGTCAGTGATTTACAAAATTCACAAATAACATCTACCCAATCAAGAGTAAATGGGGTAGCGGCAAATAGTAGTTCTTTAAAATTTTATGCAGAGACAAAATCTATCACTATTAATAACATAACAACTTCGCCAGAAGAAAAGTTTTTCTTTACCTATCCAAACTATACCTCAACCCCAATAGCAGTTGTGGGACTTACAAACTCCACTAGTACAGTTTCTGGAGGAAATGCTGCTACTGCAGTTTTAACATCAGTAACAAAAGATAGAGTAGACGGTATCATTAAGTTTCCATCTGGATCAACTGGTTCAGTAACGATGCAAATAAATCTTATTGCAATCGGAATATCATAGAGTTTGGTATAATTTCTAATCATGAATATAAAAGAAGCATTGACATGCGGTAAATGTTCTGCTAAAATGTTTGTTGATAGAGTTTTTTTATCTTATGATCACTTAGAGTTATATTGTTTAAGGTGTGGAAAGAGAGAAATGTATCATGGCGTTGACAAGTTTAATGAGAGAATAAGATGGATAATGTCAGTAGAGAAGACAAGAGCAAAAAAAACTGGCAGCCCTCTGTAAATCCAAGTAACGTTATTTTTTTTATAAATAATGAATTGGTAAGGGTTATACAAAGTAATAGGGCAAATAATATTTGCATATTTTATAACTATATTAAAGATAAAGAACAGAGTATGATTTTGTCTGATTTTAAGAAGCATAGAAAAAATGCATACACTTTTACAAATACTACTAAGATATTTAGAAGATCTAGAATGCAATTTGAAAGAATGATTAAGGCTGGAATAATACCTCTTCCAACTGGGGCAACTATTGGTGGGCAAAGACAATGGCAGAAGATGTCTTACTATTCAGAAGACGATCTATTTAAAATTAGAGAAGGCATGGCTACAATTCACTCAGGAAGGCCAAGGGCTGATGGAAGGATAAATCCAAGAAAAGATGTTCCTAATGAAAAAGAGTTGCGTTCTTTGATAGGAAAGGATATAATGTTATATACGCAAAACAAAGATGGGGAATTCATCCCTGTCTGGGCAGAAGAAACGTGGTGAAATATGTCTGACAAGACAACAGTATCAGCAACGCTTGGCTATACATTAAATCTAGGAAATTTTCAAAGTCTAAGAGTAGATCTTGGGTGCACAGACTTTCTTCGTGAAGGTGAAACTATGGACACTGCAATGCAACGTGTTTATAAATTTGTTGAAGAACAAGTTATTGCAAAAGTAGATGAGGCAAAGAAAGAACTAGAGTAGTGACAGCACCTAAAAAAGAATTAAAAAATATTTTTTCAGAAAAGCCTATATGGGATGTAGATGAAATATTTAGGTTGTTTACAAAAAAACAAAAAGAAAAAAGCATATATGAAAAGTATAACAAGAACAAAGCAAAGTTTTTTGTTAAAGAATTATATGAGTCATACGGTGTAGAGGAATGTAAAGAACTTGTAGAATATTACTTCAAAGTTTATAGATCTCCAAATTGGGATCACTTTGTAAGAAATTCAGAATCTTTTTATAAGGCTATGCAATTAAAAAAAGAAGATGATAGAATAAGAGAATTACTTAGAAAGCAAGCAAAAGAATGGTTGGAAAATTAATGTCTGCAGAATTAGAAGCAAAGGTACTTTCAGCGGTACTTAAAGATAAACAACTGCACGTATTATTACAAGCGAATCCAGATAGTTTATTTAGAACCCATAAAGATGTTTGGGATTTTATTAAACAGTATAGTGAACAAAATTCAACAGTCCCATCAATACCTTTGGTAGTAGAAAAATTTAGAGACTTTAGTCCAGTTGGAGAAATAGGAAATACCAAATATCATCTTGAAGAATTAAGAACTTCTTTTTTACAAGATAGTCTTAGCAGTGTTCTAATATCTACAGCCAAACAACTTCAAGATAATAAACCAAATGATGCTTTAAACAATTTAATTGGAAAAACTTCTGAATTAAAAAAGATTACTGTTAACATTAGAGACATTGATGCTACTGATATAGAAGATGCTATTGCACATTTTAAACATATAAAGGAGTTAAATGAAAAAGGTAACTATGGTATTAAAACAGGTCTTGCAGGTTTTGATAACTATCTTCCGTCAGGTATTACTCCTGGCCAGTTTGGCATTCTTCTTGCTTATCCTGCTATTGGTAAGTCTTGGCTTGCACTTTTTATGGCTGTTCAAGCATGGAAAAATGGAAGAAAGCCACTAGTCATATCTCTTGAAATGACAGAAACAGAAGTTAGAAATCGTGTATATACAATTATGGGTCAAGGGTTTTTTTCACATAGAAAGTTAAGTTCTGGAGAGATTGATTCAGACTCTTTAAAACTTTGGGCAAGTCAACATGTAGAAAACATGCCACCTTTTTATATTGTCTCAAATGACGGGGTAGGAGAATTATCTACTTCTGTATTAAGAGGAAAGATAGATCAATATTCACCAGACATTGTATTCGTAGACTATATTCAATTAATGCAATCAAATGTTCCAACAGACAATGAAGTAGTAAAAATTAAAAGTATCTCAAGAGAATTAAAAGTACTGGCCATATCTGCACAAGTTCCAATTGTTGCTATTGCTTCTGCAACACCAGATGACGCTACCGATATGAATAGCGTACCCTCACTTGGACAGGTTGCTTGGTCAAAGCAGTTAGCGTATGATGCAGACTGGGTACTAGCACTTGGACGTGCTCAAGGCACAACTATCTTAGAGTGTGCGTTTAGAAAGAATAGGCATGGTTTTTCTGGAGACTTTATGATAGATGTAGACTTTGATTCTGGAAGATTTTTATATAAAGATTTTGAAGATAAACAATAATATATGACTATAATTAATATATGTACAGCCACAGACCTATTAAAAGGTTTGGTCTTGAAGGCGAAATATATGACGAATCGCATATCCCAAGACTAAAAAATCAATACGTATTTATGGTGACTTCGGTCATGAGAAATCATGGTTACGTTCCAAGATATGATATTGACAACGACTTTACTGTTGGATATAATGGTAAGACGTTTGATTTTAAATTATCAGTTTATGGAGTTTATGTTGGAAAGGCACAGGCTAAATGTATAAAGGGAATAGACAAAGCAAAGCCAGTAATGTCACATACTACTCAGAAGATCAAGTCAAACGAACCCTCATAAGTGCTGGTATAGATATTCAATATGAACTAGATAATGATTTAATGATATATTGTCCATTTCATAATAACTATAGATCACCTGCAGGAGAAGTTTCAAAAGATACGGGTATGTTTTGGTGTTTCTCTTGTCAAGAATCAAAAGATCTTACGGAAGTAATTATGCAAATAACTAAAAGATCTTACTTTGAATCTATGAGATTGATAGATTCTAAAGCAGATAAAAGAAATTTAATTGATCAAATAAATAGCACTCTTGAAAAAGTAACAACCTTTGTTCAATATGATTTAGACATGATTGAAAAATTACATAATGATGTTTTTAAAAATCAAAAGGCTATAGAGTATTTTAAATCAAGGGGTATAACAAAAGATAGTGTAGAAAGATATAAGTTAGGATATTCTACTAGTCAAGATATGGTAACAATACCAGTACATTCTCCAGATGGAATTTGCCTTGGGTTTGTTGGAAGGTCTATAGAAGGTAAAAGATTTAAAAATTCAACAGATCTTCCTAAAAGTAAAACCTTGTTTAATCTTTCTAGGAATAAAAGAGTAGATAAAGTTTTTGTTGTTGAATCATCATTTGATGCAATTAGATTAGAACAGGTGGGTGCTCACGCAGTTGCTACCTTGGGTGCAACAATATCAAAAGAACAAAGAAAACTTTTAAAACAATATTTTAATCAAGTAATTGCATTAGGGGATAATGACGAGGCTGGAACAAATATGTCAAATAAACTACTAACAGATCTTGGATCAGGGAAATGCGTAGTTGCTAAGTTACCAAATGATGTAAAAGATGTGTCTGAATTATCCGATAAAGAATTAAAAGAATTTGTGGCAAGATTTGACAATATAGTCTTGTCAATGCTACAATAAGGTAAGTCCATTTATAGGACAAATATTAAGGAGAAAACAGAATGTCAATTATAAAAGGAATCAAGAATATTGAAGCAGTTCTTGATAAAGCAAAGATAGAAAATAGCGGTGCAAAAGTTAACTGGTTAAAACTAGATGATGGAGAAAGTGCACAAATCCGCTTTGTAAGTGAATTAGATGCAGACTCACCAAATTATGATGAAAAGCGTGGTCTTGCAATTGTAATTAGTGAACATACGAACCCAGAAGATTATAAACGTAAAGCAGCATGTACTGCTGACGGACAAGGTAGATGTTTTGGTTGCGAAATGTTTCGTAAAGAACCAAAGAGTGGCTGGAGAGCACGTCTTCGTTTTTATTGCAATGTTTTGATTGACAATGGAACAGAAGATCCAAAAGTAGCAGTATGGAGCATGGGTGTAAGCAAGAGTGCAACATTTAGTACAATCCGTGAATTTGCTGCAGACTCAAACAGTATTAGTAATATGGTTTGGAAATTAAAGCGAAACGGAAAAGGAACAGAGACAAATTATATTCTTCTTCCTGGAAAACAAGATGCAGAACCATTTAATTGGGGAACGCATGAAGCATTTAATTTAGACAAAGTTGTTCGTGAACTTCCATATGCTGAACAAGAATCTTTTTATCTTGGATTTAGCAATCCAACTACTTCTGCAGCCGCAGAGTGGTAAATAGAAAATAATCTGAAAGGCTATGGCTTGAATTACGTTCCATTACACGTTCATACACACTATTCACTAATGGATGGTGTTGCAACTCCAGAAGAGTATTGCAAACGTGCAAAACAAAACGGTATGACAGCCATAGCCATTACAGATCATGGTGCACTATCTGGACATCGTCCAATGTATCGTGCAGCAAAAGCCGAGGGTATAAAGCCAATTCTTGGTATAGAAGGATATATTACTCATGATAGATTTGATAGAAGAGATAAAGCAGAAAGAGGAGATAATCCTCTAGACTTAGTTTATAATCATATTGTTATTCTTGCTAAAAACCAACAAGGATTGGAAAATTTAAATAGATTAAATGAAATAGGTTGGACAGAAGGATTTTATAAAAAACCTAGAATAGATTTTGAAGTATTGGAAAAATACAAAGATGGCTTGATTGTTTTATCAGCCTGTATGTCTGGCCTTATTGCCAAAGCCTTAGAGCATAAAGAATATGCAGAAGCAAAAAGACTTTTAACTTGGTTTAAAAATACATTTGGTGATGATTTTTATGTTGAAGTTATGCCACACAACTCTAAGGAATTAAACAATGAATTGCTTGAAATTGCAGATAGCATGGAAATTAAGTCAGTAGTAACTCCAGACTGTCATCATTCTACAATAGATCAAAAAGTTGTTCAAGAAATTATGCTTCTTTTAAACACACATGCAAAACTTGACAAGGAAGCCAAGTTTGAAAAGTCTCAAAAGATAGATGATATGATGAAGCGTCTTGACTACTTATATGGTGCAGATAGATCAATGTCTTTTAGAACATTTGATATTCATCTTCTTTCATACGAAGAGATGAAACAACAAATGAATATGCAGGGTATAAAGAGAGAAGATATTTATACTAACTCATTAGAGATAGCAGACAAGGTAGAAGAATATGATATTAAATCTGGATTAGACTTACTACCCGCAAAAGTTAGTGATCCTCAAAAAACATTAGAAGAATTAGTTGTTAAAGGATTAATAGATAAAGAACTAAACCATTTGCCTGAATATGTTAATAGAGTATTAGAAGAACTAGAGATTATTAAAGATAAAAACTTTGCACCATACTTTTTGATTGTAAGCAATATGCTTAATTGGGCTAAAGAACAGGGAATCTTGGTTGGTCCAGGGCGTGGGTCTGCAGCAGGATCATTGGTATGCTACGCACTTGGAATTACAGATGTTGATCCAATTGAATACGGACTGTTGTTTTTTAGATTTGTTAACCCAGAACGCAATGACTTTCCAGATATTGACTCTGATATTGCAGACAATAGACGTGACGAATTAAAGGGATATCTTGAGGATGAGTATAAAAATGTTGCATCTATTGCCACATTCTTAGAATTTAAAGGAAAGGGAATCGTTAGAGATGTTTCTAGAGCATTTAACATTCCACTATCTGATGTTAATAAAGTTTTAAAAACAGTTGATGATTGGGATGACTTTTCATCTAGTAAGTCAGCACAATGGTTTAGACTAAAGTATCCAGAAGTAGTTAAGTATGGAGAACAGTTACGTGGTCGTATTCGTGGAACAGGAATACATGCTGCTGGAGTTGTTACTGCAAAAGACTCAATCTTTAAATATGCACCAATGGAAACTAGAATTGCTCCAGGAACAAAAGATAGAATACCAGTAGTTGCAGTAGATATGAATGAGGCAGCAGATATTGGACTTATCAAACTAGACGTACTTGGATTAAAAACATTAACTGTAATTGATGAAACAATTAAGACAATTAAAAAAAGACATAAGATAAATATTGTATTAAAAGATATAGATCTTAATGATAAAAAAGTTTATGAAATGCTTTCTGATGGAAAGACAAAAGGAGTTTTTCAATGTGAAGCAACTCCATACACAAATCTGTTAGTTAAAATGGGTGTGTCTAATTTAGATGAATTGGCTGCTTCAAATGCTTTAGTTAGACCAGGTGCTATGAATACAATTGGAAAAACATATCTTTCAAGAAAACATAATAAAACAATAACGGAATACATTCATCCAATTATGCAAGAATATACAAAAGATACTTATGGGTGTGTTTTATATCAAGAACAGGTTATGCAGGCATGTGTTCACTTAGGTGGCATGACTATGGCAGATGCAGATAAAGTTCGTAAAATTATTGGTAAAAAGAAAGATGCAAAAGAATTTGATGCCTATAAAGATCAATTTGTGGTAGGTGCATCAAAGCATGTAACTCCATTTAAAGCAGAGGCCCTATGGCACGACTTCGAAGCACATGCTGGATATTCATTTAATAAATCACATGCGGTTGCATATTCTATGCTTTCATATTGGACTGCTTGGTTAAAATATTATTATCCAATTGAATTTATGTATTGTTTATTAAAGAATGAACAAGATAAAGATGCGAGAACTGAATATTTAATTGAAGCAAAACGTATGGGAATTTCTGTAAAACTTCCACATGTTAATGAATCTGAGTCAGATTTTTCTATTGAAGGAAAGGGAATACGTGTAGGCCTTTCATCTATTAAATGGATATCTGATGGTGTTGCATCTAAAATAATTGGACATAGGCCATACAGTTCTTATCAAGAATTTACAGCCCTTGCTTCTAAAAAAGGTAGCGGAATTAATATTAGAGCAGTACAGGCATTAAATGCAATAGGGGCATTAACATTTCCAGATAATAAAAGACAAGAGAGTGTAGTAAAAGAAAATCTATATGAGTATTTAAACTTACCAGAATTTACTACAAGTGTTCCACCTCATTATTATGCTTACATAGATGATATAGAAGACTTTGAAGAAACAGACGTTCATATTATTATGGGTGTTGTAAAAAATATTAAACGTGGAAAAGGATGGTCAAGAGTAGAAATAATGGATGCTACAGGAATGCTTGGAGTATTTGATGAAGAAGAAACTAAAATTGAACAAGGGAAAACATATTTATTTCTTATTGGTGCAAACAGAATTAGTGAGGCTATCATAATAGATGAGATAAAGAATTTTCCAACAAATAGTTTGGTTAAATTTTTAAATTATAAGTCTTTGCCGTATAGCGGAGAAGAGTATTATGTGCTATCATTTAAACCTAGAGTAACAAAGGCTGGAAAGAAAATGGCTCATATGATAGTTGCAAACTCAGATCGTGAAATGAAACCTATTATAGTTTTCCCTCGACAATTTTCTGAGGGTTATATGAAATGCGAACCAGGAACTGCAACCAAAATGACATTTGGTAAGTCAGATGATGGCTCCTTAGTATTGAATGAGGTAATTAAATAATGTCTATAAATATTGAAGATTTTTTGTCACAGTTAGATCCTAACTTAAGAAAAAGACTTAGCAATGCAACAGATGTAGAACTTCATAAACAAAAGACTCCAAGCATTAGTCTTAATAATGCATTAAAGGGTGGCTTTGCTTATGGAAGACAAGTCATGATTTGGGGAAATAAGTCTGCTGGTAAATCATCATTTTGTTTACAAATGATTGGTGAGGCACAAAAGGAAGGAAAACTTTGTGCTTGGATAGATGCAGAACAATCTTTTGATCCAGAGTGGGCTAAAAAACTTGGGGTAGACACAGATAAATTAGTATATTCTGCTGCTAAAACTATTAATGATATGGTTGATGTTGCTACTCAATTAATGAAAGCAAAGATAGACATTATAGTAGTTGACTCTATATCTGCATTACTACCCGCTATATATTTTGAAAAAGACTCTAATGAATTAAAGGCTTTAGAAAATACAAAACAAATTGGTGCAGAAGCCAAAGATATGACTAATGCTGTAAAGATGTTAAACTATGCAAATAATCAAGATGGACAAACACTTCTTGTTTTAATATCACAACTAAGAAATAATATTGGTGCAATGTATGCTTCTCACATGCCAACGGGTGGGTTAGCAGTTAAATTCTTTTCTAGTACCGTAGTTAAGTTATGGTCAAGTGACTCAGACAACAATGCACTTAAGTCAAAGATTGCAGTGGGAGACAAACTTATAGAAGGAAAAGTTGGAAGAAAAGTAAATTGGCATATTGATTTTAATAAAACTGGTCCAGGATTCCTTGCTGGTGAATATGATTTTTATTTTGATGGAGATACCATTGGAGTAGATAAGGTAGCAGATCTTGTAGATACTGCAGAACTATTAGGTACCATCGAAAAAGGTGGGGCTTGGTATACAGTTCTTGGTGAAAGATTACAAGGTAGAGCAAAAGTAATTGAATACCTAAAAGCAAATCCAGAGAAATTAAAAGAACTTGAATCAACAATCAACGACTAACTATACTTTGTATCCTGGTAAATTTATTTGCCATACATGTAAAGAAATAGTAGAAAAAGCAAGAATGTATGCAGAAAAAGGAGATCTTACTTGGATGTGTACTAAAAAGCATATGTCTAAAGTAACTTTTCCACAGAAAGGATATTAATGAGTGAGCGTGGAGAACTAAAACGTATTGGTGCTAAGCCACACATTAATTCTGGTAGAGGACCAGTCAAGGCTGACGGATCATTGGATGACTTCGTAGTAGATGTCAAAGAGTATTCTAAATCCTATTCCGTTAGCCAAGACTCTTGGTCAAAAATTGTTTCTGACACTATGAAAGTAGATAGAAAAAAGGATCCAGCACTCATGGTAGTTCTTGGTGAAGGTCATAAAAAAGTAAGACTTGCTATAATTGAGTGGGAAGTATTTGAACAACTAAGAAAGAAGAAGTAATGGAATCAACAGTAGAGTTATTAAATAAACTAACATCTTTTAATGAGATGTCAGAATATATGCAGGATGAGGAATTTACTAAAACATTAACAATAGTTGCTAAATTAATTGCTAATCCAGACGTTCCTGCTGCAAAGGCTACTTTACTGATAACACAACTTCAAGCACAGTCAGCAAAATTTGCTATGTTGGCTGCATGGTATTCACATGTTAAAAAAGATGACAGGGCAAAGAAAAATATGTATTACGCAATAAGAGAAGCAACTGACAAACTTGTCGATGCTCTTAAATATAATGTGAGGAATTTTTAATGACAAAAGGATTAGTAAAAAAGATGGTTAAGAAAACAGAACCAGGTATAGACCTTTCTAAAATTGCAGATCATATTCATGAAGGTCATATGAAGTTGTCTAGTAAAACTGGATTTATTAAGAAAAAAACATTTAGCCCATCTACATTAGTTTTTGGTAATGGACATTGTGCTAGATACTGGTATTTAGCATTTGAGGGCAATGAGTGGGAAGAAAAAAATACAGGTATCAATTATGCAAATATGAATACTGGTTCTAGTAGTCATGAAAGAATTCAAGGAGCATTAGAAGCACAAGGAATATTGGAGTGGAAAGAACAACAAATTATTAATGAAGATCCTCCTATATTTGGCTATGCAGATGCTATGGTAAGACTAGAAGATAAACTAGTTTTATTAGAAATTAAAACAACAAAGAATGAAGCCTTTGAATATCATAAGGCTAAGGGTACTGCAAGTTCATATCACATTGAACAGTTACTTATTTATATGAAAATATTAAAACAACAAGTGGGTGCTATTGTTTATGAGAATAAAAATACTCATGAGATATGTGTAATACCAGTTGTTGCTAACGAAAACTATGTTAAGTTTATAGACTACTTCTTTGATTGGATGCGTAAAGTTAGAAAGGCATTTGATAATCAAGAACTACCAGAAAGAGGATATAGAAAAGACTCAAAGGTTTGTGGTGCTTGTCCAATAGAAAAGGTATGCGATTCAAGAGATAAGGGTGTTATAAAGATTGAAAGAAGGAAAGAACTTGAATGCTAAAACATTGTCAGTGCTGTGATGAATCTTTTGAAACAGAAAGCAAAAACCAAATTTATTGCTCTAGTGAGTGTAGGGCTAAAGCAACTAAAGAAAAAATTGTTCAAAGATATAGAATCACCAAGTCTAAAGAAAGAATTGGAAAAAGTCGTATTTGTGCTGGCGGCTGTGGTACCAATCTTAGCATTTATAATAACAATACTTTTTGTGATCCTTGTCTCGTTAATAATAGGAAGGTAGATAAATTCTTAAAAGAACTTAAGGATTTTTTTGATTATGAGCAAAAGTAAATTAAGATATATAGGTAATCCAAAAACTATTTTAGCAATTGATGCATCTACAAACTCAATGGCATTTTCTTTATTCTCAGAAAGAAAACTTGTAAAGTATGGAAAGGTAAATTTTTATGGTAATCATGTTTATGAAAGAACTGGGGATGCAAGTAGAAAGATTACTGAATTTTTAAAAGATTTTGAAATAGATGCAATAGTAATAGAATCTGCTATATATACAAATTCTCAAAATACTGCAATAACTCTTTCGTTGGTACAGGGATCAATACTTGGTGCAAGTCAGATATATCACAAGGCTCCAATAGTTTCATGTTCACCAGTATCTTGGCAGTCTTGGATTGGAAATGGAAGACTTAAAAAAGAAGAAAAACAAGCCATTAGAGATCTTTACGGAGAAGAAAAGTCTTATTCATTTTATAAGTCAAAAGAAAGAGAAATGAGAAAGACTAGAACTATTAATAAAGTTAATATTCAGTTTGATTTAAATATTGATGATGATGATGTTGCTGATTCGATAGCAATTGGGTGGTATGCTTCAGAAAATTGGCATAAACTTGTTGATCAGCCACATAATCTTGACAAGACTAGGGGTTAATGATAAAATGAAACTATATACTAGCGAGGCTTGGCTTAAGAAAAGGTATCAAGTTGATAAGAAAACCCCTCAAGAAATTGCTAAAGAATGTGGAGCATCTGTTGAAACTATATACGTATATCTTGCCAAGTTTGGTCTTAGAAAGTCAAAGAGGTAATCGTGGCAGAGTATAAGATTCCAAACTTTGAAAAAGAACTTGAAGATAGAATGAAGTTTGTTAGAGACTTGTCTACTCAAGCACCAGCGGGTAGAAAGATATTGGATGAATGTCTGGATATAGCAGAACTACTTATTAAGAAGAATACTTCTTATGGTAGTTCTTATAGTCATCCTATTAATATATTTAGTAAATCTACTCCAAAAGAACAAATTTATATTCGAATTGATGATAAACTTAATAGAATACATAAGGGTAAAGAGTATGCATCGGAAGACACTATTTTAGATCTTATTGGATATCTTGTATTGTTAAGGACATTAAATAATGAATGATGATTTAGTTAAACATTTAGACTTGGTAAACCAGGTTGCTGCAGAGTATCTTAAAGGATATGATGCTTCTCAGATTTCAAAAGAATTAGAGATGCCACGTCAAAAAGTATTATCCCTTCTTAATGACTGGCGTTCCATGATTTCTAATAATCAGGCTATTCATATGAGAGCCAAAGAAGCCCTTGCTGGAGCAGATCAACACTATTCATCTTTAATTAAAAAAACTTACGAAGTTATTGACGCCGCAGATTCTACTGCAAATCTTTCAGCAAAAACAACCGCTATCAAACTGATAGCAGATATTGAAAGCAAAAGACTTGAAATGTTACAAAAAGCAGGGCTATTAGATAATAAAGAAATAGCAGAACAGATTATTGAAATGGAAAGAAAACAAGGAATATTAATTAATATATTAAAAGATGTAGCCTCAAAGCACCCAGAAATTAGACACGAGATTATGACAAAACTTTCTGAAGTGCAAACAGAGGTGATGGTAATTGACAACGATTGATTTTAGTGAATTTATAGAAGCATTGGATGAAAGTCCTTTTGAAGAAATGCCAGTGGATGTAAAAACTTTTGTAAGAAGTAAAGACTATCTTAATATGCCAGAATTATCAGAGTATCAATATACTTTGGTAGAATGTATGAGTCAAATATATAAAGAAGAAGATGTAGAAAGGTGGTTAGGAAAAGAGAATGGAAAAGAACATTACAAAAAATACACTAAGTCTGAGGTTATTCTTATGTGTGGAAAAGGTAGTGGTAAAGATCATACTTCTACCATTGGCTGTGCTTATATTGTCTATAAACTTCTTTGCCTCAAAGACCCATCGAGGTATTTTGGGAAACCATCGAACGATGCGATAGACCTTATTAACGTTGCAGTAAACGCACAACAAGCAAAAAACGTATTCTTTAAAGGATTTAAATCTAAAATTGAAGGGGCTCCTTGGTTTGCTGGTAGATATAAAGAACCAAAGATAGATAGCATTGAATTTAATAAATCTATAACTGTTTATTCTGGACATTCAGAACGTGAATCAGCAGAAGGTTTAAACTTAATGCTTGCAGTGCTTGATGAAATTTCTGGATTTGCAATGGAAAATGCTGGAGGAAATGATCAAGGAAAAACTGCAGATAATTTGTACAAAGCATTTAGAGGTTCTGTTGACTCTCGTTTTCCAGATTATGGAAAGGTTATTCTTCTTTCATTTCCAAGATATAAGGGTGATTTTATTTCACAAAGATATGAAGATGTAGTAGCAGAAAAAGAAACTATTGTTAGAACCTATGAGTTTGTTATTAATCCAGTTTTATCAGAAGACGATCCATCTAATAAGTTTAGTATTGAATGGGAAGAAGACAATATCCTATCTTATAAATTCCCTGGAGTATTTGCTCTTCGTAGACCAACATGGGAAATGAATCCAACTAGAAAAATAGATGATTTTAAAATTGCTTTTTTTACAGACCCATCAGATGCGTTAATGCGTTTTGCTTGTATGCCAACTGTATCTTCTGATGCGTTTTTTAAATCTAGAGAAAAGGTTGAAAAGGCTTTATCTTTTAGAAATCCTTTAGACAATAATAGAAGGTTTGATTTTAACTTTAAACCAAATCCAGATACAGAATATTTTGTGCACGCTGATCTTGCTCAGAAGCACGATAAATGTGCTGTGGCAATTGCACACGTAGATAAATGGGTTAGTGTTCAGTCCTTTAATAATTATGAGCAGGTTATGCCTATGGTTGTAGTTGATGCAATAGGTTGGTGGGAACCTAAAAGAGAAGGTCCAGTAGATCTGAGTGAAGTTAAGAATTGGATTATAGATTTAAGAAGAACGGGATTCAATCTTGGCTTAGTTACTTTTGATAGGTGGCAATCTTTTGATATTCAAAATGAATTAAAGCAGGTAGGTATTAAAACAGAAACTTTGTCTGTTGCTAAAAAACATTATGAAGACTTGGCAATGTTAATTTATGAAGAAAGAGTAGTTGCTCCACATATTGACATATTGTTAGAAGAATTATTAGAGTTAAGAATTATGGGAAATCGTGTAGATCATCCTAGAAAAAAATCTAAAGATTTGGCTGACGCTATGTGTGGCTCTGTATATAATGCAATTAGTAAGTCACAGAGAGATAGAATAAAAGAGATTGATATTCATACTTGGGGTAGAGGATCTGTTCAAGACGATTCAATTCGTGATGATGATTATGGCTTAGAAAAAGATAAAATTAAAGGTAGGATAGGTGGCTGGGATGGTGGTTTTAGACTACTATGACAGAAAGTTTTGACGAAGAGCAAAGAGCAAAAGAACTTATAGAGATGATGATAGAAATAGGTGCCTTGGAAATTTTGGGGTATGATAAAAAATCTGAATCTTTTACCTATTCAATTACTCCCAAGATGAAAGAACTAATTCCAGAATTCTTTGAAGAGCATTTAAAGTTTATAAATGAGATAGCATTTACTCTATGGAATAAGGGATATGTGGAGATATATTTTGAAGAAAATGGTCCATTGGTAATGCTTAAAGAAACTATAGATTATCCTTCTATTTTAGATACCCTTGAACATGAGGAAAGGCTTTTTATTGAGTCCATGCTGAGTGCTTATAAGAATGATATAATTTAACTATGCCTTATGATATTAAAAGAAACTATGGTGGATGCAAGGGTTATGCCGTTGTAGGTCCAGGTGGTACTAAAGGCTGCCATACTTCACGTAAAAAAGCAATTGATCAACAAAGAGCCTTGTATGCTGCTGAAGCACAGGCTAAAAAATCAGACACTGGAATTATAACAAATCAAGATGTTCCACAACCATACCCACATTCAATAGAAGATTGTCCAGATTTAAAAAATTGTCCAGACCATATGGCTTCTTATGACGAAGAAGCAAATAAAAAATCACCATGCTGGGACGGATATGTACAACGTGGTATGAAACCAGGAGAGGGTGGAAGAATGGTTCCAAATTGTGTTCCTGTTGAAAAATTAGAAGACTGCTGTCCAGATATGATTAAAATGGAAAACCCACAAGAAGGAATGTTTGTAATGGGTCCTGGAAATGAGTACACAAAAGAACACTCACATGGAAAAATAGAACATGTTATGAGAGATGGAAGTCTTGGTACAGGATCTAAGTTTGAAATACAAGCCACCATGGAAGATCCAGCGTTACTAATTAGAATTTATAAACAAACAGAAAGTGGTTGGGAAGAAACAGATTTAATGACAGGATTTAAATCATCAGACGCAACGCTTGTTGGTAACGAACAAGATATGCAAGAACATTCAATGGAAAAAGCAGATTCAGTTCGTGTTGGACAAATGGTTTCATGGAATTCAAGTGGTGGAAGGGCAGAAGGAAAAGTAATTAGAGTTATTAGAAATGGAAAATACAATGTTCCAGACAGTTCTTTTACTATTACTGGAACGCCAGAAGATCCAGCAGTGGCAATAAGATTGTATCGTGACGGAGAGCCAACAGACACTATTGTAGGACACAAAATGAAAACATTAACAGTTAAAAAATCAATGGAAGATTTTGATTTAGAAAAAGCGAGTTTAGATGATTTAGATTTAAGACCTACAGAATCAATGGCATCAAATGCTCGTAGAGGGTTAGAGTTAAGGCGTAAGTTTGGTAGAGGCGGAACAGCAGTTGGAGTTGCTCGTGCTAGAGATTTATCAAACAGAAATCAATTAAGCCCAGATACAGTATTAAGAATGTACTCTTTCTTTTCTCGTCATGAAGTAGATAAAAAAGGTAAAGATTTTAACAACTCAGAAAGACCATCTAATGGAAAAATTGCTTGGCTTCTTTGGGGTGGAGACTCTGGATTTGCATGGGCTACATCAAAAAGAAATGCAATTATGAGAATTAGATCACAAAAATCTAATGATGCAATGTGGCAAAAATCAGCATTTTCTTTTAATAAAAACGTTGACAATAACTAACTATTAGTGTAAAATAGTATAAAGGAAAGGGCTTTATGAGTGATAATAAATGGGATGACTTTGCAATAGCAAGTGCATTAAACTATTATAAAACTAGATCTAATACTTTAGAGTATGAATTAGTTCTTTATAAAGCCTCAATAGAAAAAAAGATTCACGGATATGAAGATTCCATAAAGATTTTAAAATCACATATAGAAAAACTAGAAGATTCTGCAAGAGGTAAAAAAGTAACAAAGAAAAATTCTAAAGAAAAGGGGTTGTAATGAATGAAAATAAAACCACTTCAAACATTCTATACCTTATGTTTAATGATAATTGGAACAAGTCCTTTCAACATAAGTATCAACCTTCACTATTTAAAGACTTTAAAGATAAAACGATATCAAAATTTTGGTCAATTAGAAAACATAGATCAAATATTAAACACTCCTCAAAAATTTATAGAGAAAGATAACACTGTGTCTAACTCACAAGACGATGATTACAATAATGTAAGTGTTGCAATCTTTAACGATAAAGCCTATTGGGTTAAAAACAATAATATTTATACAGCCTTTGTTGACGAAGATGGAGACATAGATGTTGCTAAGGCAGAAAAGATTGATGTTTTTTCCTTGAATCAAAAAGAAGTAACTAATTTATTAAAAATTATAGATAAGATAAAACAATAGAAAGATATTGATATGATAATTTGTGTTGAGGGAACTAAGTCATTTACTGATTATGAAATTTTTATGAGAGCAATGGGTGTTGCACTTTCTAATCCAGGCATAGATTCTGATATCCAAGTTTGGTCTTTGGGTCCTCATAAGATTAATAGTTTTACTGCAGCATTTTGTAATTCTTCTGAAAACTTTTTAAAGTTAAAAGGATTTAAGATCCATTTTTATAAGGTACAGCACACATGGGTTGCTGAAAATATTAATAGTATAAATTATTTTGCTTTCTTTGGTTTGCCAAAAGAATCTGAATCAAGAATGTGTAGGGCAGCACAACTAGTAGAAG